CGCCGCGGCGCGGTCGCTAAGGTCACCAAGGTTCTGGTCTTTTGTGCAACAGGTTTTCAGGGTGAACAGAGCTGCCGCCGCCTCTGCCGCAGCCTGCGCTGTCTCAGATTTTGCCTGAGCCGCTTCTGATTTTCCTTGCGCCGTCTCTGATGCAGTTTTTGCCGTCTCAGCATCACCCTTCGCATTTACAGCGGCGGTCTTCGCTGCAATCGCATCAGTTTTGGCCTGAACAATAATCGGTTTGTCAGTGGCCACCTGCTGCGCATCGGTGTGGATCTGCGAGGCTGTGGCGTCCAGGTGGTCAACGTCCAGCGCGTTAAGCAAATCGTTAATCTTGCGCCACGAGAAACCGGTAAGCGTCGTGCCGTCAGGCAGGAGGACATTAACGGTATCAGGGGATGATAGAACAGCCTGCCAGTTAATAGAGTTCTCATGGCGAGCGCAGCGCTTCCGTACTTGCTATTAAGCTCCGCAGTTACGCGAAGCATTGTTTGCGCGGAACGGCCTGCCATGCCACGCCGGTGGTTGTAGGCCCGGTGAACGGCAGGGATAACACCAGAGCTGTATCGCTCGTTACAGAATCAACCGCCAGCGAATAGACGGTTCCTCCTACGGTAACCACCACAACATCGGCGCGGTCATATCAGTTGTAAATGTTGTGCCAGTACCGGTTACGGCGGTACTGCCATTAGTGAGCTTTAAAGTGCCTGCTGACATAAAAAGCCTCTTTTCAAATTTTTAGGATATGCGAAATCCTGCGCGGAATACGCAAAATTTATAAATATGAAGTCAGGGGATATAATGGTGGAAATATTAATCGTAATCACCAACACGTAACGCTATGTGATGGACGGACGAGAACAGATCGGACTTATCGCTCAGGACGTTAGACCGCACTGGCCTGAGCTTGTGGACAGCTTCGAAAAAGTCACATATGACGAAATCGGGGCTAAACACTCCGAAAGGTACATGTCTCTTAACTACACGGGCATGATTGCACCAACTATTAAGGCGGTGAACGAAAACAGCGATCTGATAGACAAGATGATGAAAAAGATTGAGGCGCTCGAATACGAGCTTAAAAAGCTGAAAGGGGGGTAAGATCCCTTTTTTTTATTGCTACAGGCTTGGTCTTTCATCTCTTATGTTATCACTTGGGGGTGGCTGGGGTATGCTATGTTCAACCGTGATGCAGAGACATACCGGCGCAATCTGAACGCACAAGCTGAGAAGGCGATGGCGGGTTGGATTCTGGATCTGAATCTCGGTCTGATTAGTGAAGATGGCAAACAAAAGCTGATTGCCTGGCGGCTGTATGTGAAAGAACTTGATGCGCTAGATCTGGACGCGGCACCGGAAATTGAGTGGCCGCCGCGTCCGGAAAATTAACGCCACAGCGCTTTACTCTGCCGAACCGCCATCATAATGGCTTTCCCCATGCTTTCGCACTGAGGGAAACCAGGTGATATCCACCGCGAGTTGATAAACGCCAATATGCTGAATCGGTCATAGTCGAAAAGTAATTTTTGAGGCAATGGTGGAACGTATATCTGAAAGCGACCCACCATTTGACATAGGGGTGAAATGTAACTAATCGATGTAATATATGTTATAAGTCATTGCGGATTTAGAACAAAAAAGTAGCAGCCTGGAAAATGAGCCAATTCACCATCAAAGAAATAGCGCTAATATCCCATAAGCTAAAAGATATCAGTGATACATGGTCAGATTTATGGGTTTTTCTTTGCCTGGTGCCACTTAGTGTTGGCCAGGTTATCAATCTCAAGCATAGAAACTTTGACGGAAAATATCTGAATCTCGAAAAGGGGGCGAGATTTAAGAGTGTTCAGGTAGAGGCTCCCCCTCTGATTTGCGAGCTCATACAGAGACGCAGAGAAAAATATCCCGATGATATTTATATTTTTCAGAGCCACTCTAACAGGGTCAAGTATCAGGGTAAGCCTGTAACCGTTATTGCGTTTAACCGGGCGTTGAAAGTAGCAGCAAAAGGCGTTACGGAAAAGATAGTGAGCAGCAAAAGCGCCCGATGTTAGTTTGCTGCGGTCCGTGGTATGCAAGCACAGACCGCAGCAGTAGGCCAGGTGTTCATGCCATGGCGCTGGCGCAAGTATAGGTGAAATCACTCATTCATCCACAAGCCATAATTCAGCCTCTTCAAACATTTCCTGCACAGCGGCGCTGATCCGCTCCTTCTCATGCTTACTGGCATCAGTATTGATCGCCGGTAGCGTCATCATCGGCTTAACTCTTACATCAGCATCAGGGAAAATACGGTGCACCCTCTTGCTCAATTCACCCAGAATGATGTCCTTCGCACCAGGCAAACCATCAAAATTCCTTTTGTCATAAACGAGTTCCACAAACATGATTAACTCCCTCTTTACTGGTTATGCATACAGTATTTATACTGTGTTTTTATCCAGTATTCAAGAGAGGGCGTAAACATGGGCTTTCCTTCACCAGCTACCGACTATATAGAGCAGCGGGTTACGCCAGCCAGTGTCTGCATGACTCCCGACAGTCGCATCCTCGAGACGTCGTCGGGTTATGCGATCATCGTCCCGGTCACGCGCCCACAGCAGGGTGATGCGCTGTTGATTCTGTCCGGAGGTCGGACGCAGTTTGCGAAGCTTAGGGGGAAAGCGTTAATCACGGATGACGGCGAAGCGATCGAAGGTGATGCAGCTGAAGAGGCTGAGGTTATGAGGCGGGTGACGCACTTTATCAACAGCACTGATGCTGCGATATCTCTTGAGGCGGCATTGGCGCAGTTTTGAGACATATGTACGATAGAAAAATTCCGAAGATTGGCAATAGATCTCTTTATATTTGCATTCAAATTTTGTTTATTATGTATTTACATAACGTAAATTTATAAAATTTAATAAAAACAACTCAGATTGCTTATTTTTAAAGATGCATTTAATATATATGTTATAAATTGCAAAGCTCATTAAGGGATTCCCCAGTGAATATTGATAAAATGAAGATCCAGCATGCCGAGATTATCCATAAAATTAGCCGCCTCAGGGAGCTTAGCCGGGCGGGTGTGACGGCTCATGCGCAAGAAATCGCTCAAACCATTATCAGTATGAGTTCTGTGATTAAAGTACACCTTTCTGCCGAAGATCAGTTTTTATATCCTTATCTGGAAAAGGTGAACGATCAAAAGCTAAAAACAATGAGCGTAAATTTTCAGCGCGAGATGGCTGATATTGTTGCCGAGTATGAAAAGTTTTCCCGTCGCTGGAATACGGCAAATAAGCTTATCAATTGTGACGAGGCATTTCGCCGCGACGCGAATGTAGTGTTGCGCAAGTTGCATGAACGAATGCAGCGCGAGGATCATAATTTTTATCCGCTGGTAGAGCAGCTTTAAAAAGGGCGGCAATGGTTCATCCAATACGGGAATTTGGTTTCCCGTATCCAGAAAGGTATGAAAAGGACTTGGTAAAAGCTGGCACTACTCCGAAACTAACCACATATCGGATTCTTCAAACATTTCCTCTAGCATGCGGTTCAGCTTCTCCCGATCGCTTTTGCTGGCATCGCTGTTTAAGCCGTTCGCCTGCATCGGCTTAACCTTCACTTCTGCATCCGGAAAGATCCGGTGCACTCGCTTTGTTAACTCATTCAGAATTATTTCTCTGGCACCTGTTAATCCTTCAACATTCCGTTTGTCGTACACCAACTCAACGAACATACCGCCTCCAAAGCAACAATGATTTTGCACGCAATTTATACTGTTTATTTATACAGCGTCAACGGTTGGGCACGTAGCTTTTTAAGGAAGGTTTTTGGGGCATGTATGGGGCATAAATGCCAGTTTTGTGGCATGGTTGGGACATTTTAACTCATATGAACTTAACCGAATTTCATATGGAGGCGTCTTATAATGCACTGATTAACCTAAAGAAAACACATGCTCTTGGGCGTTCTTTAGTGATTTTAAAATTACCGCGTCACGCAGTTAACATGTCGGGTATGTTGGCTTAACTTACTGATTTTAATAGTCCTCTGCTGTTTGTTTGTGGCCTATGGGGCATCAATGGGGCAAAGTCGCCCAGCTTCTGATTCAGCATTGCGATCTGCTCTGCGTTATTGTCTGCCATCCATGCGCCGTACACATTGAAAACCATTTGAGCGCTAGCGTGTCCCATCTGACTGGCTATAAAGCTTGGGTTGGCGCCGGCGGCCAGTGACCAGCACGCGTAAGTGTGGCGCGACTGGTAAGCTTTTCGATGCCTGATCCCGCCTTTTTAGCCTGCGTCCCATGAGTCACCAAACGAATCCACCTTGTAGATAATCCCCACATCCTTACTTCGACGGACTATCTTAGGGTTAAAGACAAATGTACACCGGTGCTTCGCCGTTCGACCATACTCACGCAATTGCACGTTGATGTGATGCTGTTGCCCGAGTCTGGTCATTTCCATCTGATTCCTTAAAACATCGATGGCTGGCTGAATGAGGTGTATCACTCTATCCGTACTGGCGTCAGTTTTCGGTAGTGTGAACTCGCCCAGCTTTGTATAATTGCGGCGAATTGTTATTGTACCTGCCTCAAGGTCGATATCTTCCCATGCCAGGGAAACCAGCTCCCCATGACGAACACCTGTGTACACCGCCAGTGACCACATGTTTTTCGTCTGCTGATGCCGGCATGCATCTATCAGACGGATGAACTCATCACGACTGAGCGGGTCTGGCTCTACCCTGGCTCTTTTTAATGGCTTTATTCCATCAAAGGGATTTGCCTTTATGTACCCATTATCGGCGGCGAACTGGAACATTCCGGCGATAGTCGTCATGTAGTAATTGACGGTGACCGCGCTCCGGCCCTTAACGGGGATCCTGCCCTTTACAGCGCACTGATAACCCATCAAAAGCTCTTTCCTGATATACAGCAACTCTTCTTTCTCAATCGCTGTCACCAGTCGGCTAGACCCGATCAGCGGTACAACAACTGCAACGACCGACTCGTACCGTTTGTGCGCGTTCGCGCTGATTTCCATCTTTTTCAGATCCAGCCACTTCTCTTCGAGTTCTTTCACTGTGATTTCTTTCTTTCCCAACCCAAAAATTTTAAGGTTAGGTGAATCTGGAAACCGTTCAGCATAATCAAAGCTTCCCGTGCGGATGGCAAAGCATACCGACACCCGGAGCTCCCCGGCGATCTTCCTGTTCTTAGCGGTGTCAGGGACACCGAGATTTTCCCTGACACGCTTACCTTTATAGTTAAACCAGATGCGCAGACTGCCACCGTGGTTTTCGACGCCTGTTGGATAGGTGATTTTATCCATTGATTCCTCCAGACGCCCAAGAGCAGAGTGAGCTTACCTTTTTCATGACATCAAATCACCCCGGCTGTTTGTTTTTCATCGAAGCGACCCATGCATCGACCGCTTTACGGTTGTACATGCACTCACTGGATGGCTTGGGGTTTCCGTCTGGAGAAACGTGAATGTATTCCCGCCCAACCATCCAGCATTCTTTTCTCGCCCGGAGGATGGTTCCAGGCTTGAGCCCGGTAACCGCGATCAGGACGCTTTCACAAACCCACTCATTGGGCGCTAACTGGATAACATTGTTCATATCCACCTCACACTACATCCAGGCCACGACAGTGGCACCACACATCAACATCACAACAAAGCAGATACATACAACGCAAAGAACGGTTGCTGTTGGCCAGTCCATCAATTCACCTCCTTGCGATATCCGGCATCGAAAATGCTGCTGGCAAGCGCAATGGCTCTTTCAGCCACTAAAGCCGTGTCGCACTTACAGAGCGTTTGCGCCATCTCCTCAATTGTCTTTTTGCGGTGTACATCCCGCCGATCGGTAATAATGTCGTTGCAAAGGTCTACGCATTCGGTGCAGATACTTACACTCGGGCCGCCGATTAGTTTTTCCGCAACGGTAGTCTGCTTGCAGAAGCTACAAACCGTTTTCGGATCCGGGTCGCGATGCGGCATCTGGCGCCATTTAAAAACGTCACTATAAGCAGCCATCAATTAACCTCCACATCGAATCCAGCAGCAGCTAAAACATGCAGGCACTCATCGCGCATACTCGCTGCACCAGCTGCAAATCCCTGATACCACTCTGCCGTAGAACCCAAAACAGGCAACGGCGGCATGGTGATGGTCAACGCCTTCTTCTCGATGCCTTTAGAGCTTTCGCAAAAAGTTAATGCGTCGCGTAGTTCTTTAACACAAGCGTAGTTTTCCGCTTTGTCAGGATCACCGGTACGATGTTTAGCTTCCTGCCTGCACCAATTGATGACCTTCTCGGCGGCTTTATGGAGACGCTGGCGCTGCCAGTCATAGTCATCGGCAAGGGCCTGATATTGTGCTGCATATTGTCGAAGGTTTTCGATCTCCGCCGCCATGTAGTAGCCCGTTTTGCTCCAGGTATCGATGTCATCGCCGACCATGTCCGGCTCCATCGTCGCCATCAGAATGGCATTGTGATAGTCCTGGCTGCCGCTGGTGATCGCAACGGCATAGGTGTCGCTATTTTCACGCTTATGGATAAGCACGACTGGGTTTGGAATTTTGCTCATCTCATACCTCAGTAATTCATCAAAAATTTGTATTCAATCAGCGCACCAAAAACGATGGCTACCAGCAGCAAACCAGACAGTACCGACAGGAGGAATGGCCTCATCGCACAACCTCCCGCGCCGCTGTTTTATTGGCTCTTAGCATTTCTTTTGAGCGCCCAGAAATTACCGTTTTCATCAGGAAGAATCCGCGGCGACTGGCGATGACTCCCGGAGTACACATCAGAATGGTGTCGACGACCCGGACGTGCTTTCGGAACTCGAAGACGGTGCTGGTGATGGTCAGTGTGGCCACTGCGCCTTTGTCGTGAATTTCCAGCTTCATCAGTGGATCTCTCCCTTCTGCGCCATCGCTTTGCGATGCAGCTCGAACACCGTTGATTTCATCGGCATGATTACCAACACTGGATCGCCGTAAAAAGCGTTAACAGCTACGTTAAGCAGCACCTGACATGGCTTTTCAGGCCCAAAGAATTTGAATTTAACGGGCGTTGAAGAGAATTCCTTGCCAAACATGCGATAAGGCAAAGCCAGTAATTCAGCAGCGAACGGAGGGAACTCTACGCAGGGTTCTTCCTCTGCCGGCAGCAGCTTGCCCAGGTCTGGAAACTTACCTTCAACCAGCTCGAGCTCGTTATGCCCAACTGGTCGCTCGTAGTCGTCCATGTGAGAGGCGATCCACTGGCTACCAACTTGCTGGAATACGGTTCCTTCTGCGCTGGCCGGGATATCGCCGTGCAGGATGAACACGCCTTCCATTTCGGGCTTGCCATCATGCTTCATCGAAACAGCCGCAATGCCGTTCGTTGCCTGAATGTGTGTTGGGGTGAGATTTACACCTCGTAGGATTTTCCGACTGTCGTCCTGACTGGCAGTGCAGCACAGAGCGGCCCGGAGCAGATCGGTATAAATAAACATGTTTTCTCCTTAGTGAATTACTGGCGCTTCTGGCATACCGTTGGTGTTAATCATTCCGACGCAGTCATCGTGAAGCATCTCAAGCCCTTCTCGCCCAAATGGTGACATCCTGAATCCGTAACCGGGATCTGCAATCACCATGCCCTGGTACATGCGAAGGGCCAGCGCGGAGCCCTCATCAATGCCGTATTTCTCGATGGCGATGCCTTCTACATGGTTGGCGAGGGAGAAGCGAAGCGGGCCTGGGTAGATACTCAAATTCCCCTTTTTGCCCGAATAGATAACAGCGATATCAACACCACCGTCATCGTTAGGAACCTCTACCGTTCCGTTTTTATCCTTCTCTTCGTTGATGAATACCGTTGCCACCAGCCAGCGCCACAGGACGAGTTCTTTCCTGGTGCCTAAAGCAACCCAACCCGCGGCGTCAGCATCAAAAATGCAGGCCAACCAACGCATTCCTTCAGATGGACGGGAGTCAAAAAGTGAACCATCAAACTGATTAACCGCACTTGACCATCCAATAACGCGGTTTCCGATTTTGATGCCGTTTGGTGTTGTTTCTGGCATGTCGGAATTGCTGCTCATCGGATCCCCTCCGGCTTGCAGTCCTGCAGCTCGTTAAGTTCTTTCACATAACGGTCGTGCATGGCGTCCCACTTCTCACACCATTTCTGCATTTCACGCTTACGGGACAGAATGCAGCGAAGGCGGCGGACGCAGCGCTGGTGGGCAGCCAAATACTCAGCTTTCGTTTCCCCGTCTCGCCTACACCTCCAATGTCGTCACGGTCGATACGTA